TTGAGAAAATCTGGTATTACGGCACCATGTCACGTACTGCTTGGCTAGATTCAGGCTTGCAGTCATACCCAATTGCGGCAAACTATTTTACGAACACAGCCACAGGTAATTTGATTAACCATGAGACAGGTTTGAATGACAATACAACCGGCACCGCTGTTGCGATTGATGCTTACATTAGCTCGTCTGAGTTTGATATTGGTGACGGCCATAACTTTGGTTTTGTGTGGCGTGTATTACCTGACTTGACCTTTGAGAACGCTGAGAGTACTCCCGCTGGTGCGCTACCCTCAGTAGCCATGACTTTGCAAGGGTTGGCTAATTCTGGCTCTGGGGTTACAAGTACAGCTTCACAACCTGTGTCTAAGAGTAATACATACGTTATTACAGAACAGTTTACAGGGCAGATATACACACGCATGCGCGGTCGCCAGATGATTTTTAAGATTAGCTCCAACCAAATTAACACTTGCTGGCAGTTGGGCGCTCCTCGTATTGACATCAGACCTGATGGGAGGAGATGACTTGTGGCTGAACTAAACGCACCCCCACCAAGTTTGCCACTGGCTCCAAGAGAGTACGATGCCCGCTACTTCAGCCAACTAAACAACGTCTTACGCCTGTACTTCAATCAGTTAAACAACCCCGGTGACATGGGTGGGGCAACGCTGAATCTGAACATCGAGACACTGCCGACTGAAGCTGACTTTGCTAACTTGCGCTTGGGTGATGTTTACAGAGATACACAAGATGGTGTACAAGCTGGTAGCCAAATGCTTCGCATAAAGACGTCAACATGATATTATCGACCAACCCCCATTTTGAGAGGCAAAAATGAGCCTGCATAAGTTTGCCGAACAAGTAGCATCGCAAGGCCGCGGTGACGACTCGTTACTTGTACACATGACGCCGGACGAAGTCCGGAATCTACAACGCTTTGCCCAAGCTAACGGCACAACGCTGACTATTAATCCTACTACGGGTTTACCCGAAGCGGGCCTTCTGTCTGACCTGTTCAAAGCAGTTGCCCCTATCGCGCTTGGCGCGTTCCTTGGCCCTGCGGGATTGGGTATGTCTTCCATGATGGCCGGTCTTACTACGGGTGGTATTACTACTTTAGCTACCGGCAGTTTGTCTCGCGGACTTATGGCCGGATTGGGTGCGTATGGTGGGTCGGGTCTTGGCGAGAGTTTAATGGGCGCTGGTACAGGCGCGGGGATGACAGAAGCTTTAGCGGGGTCTGCTACTGGTACAGGCCCCCAAGTATTTGGGGATGTTGCAGCCGCACAAGGCTCGTCTGGCCAAGCGTTTAATGAGTTTTTAAAGAGCAACGCCAATCCTGCCACGATGTCTGCGTCTGAACTGGCAAGTTCAGGACTGAAAGCTGCTGCCACTAATCCATTGGATTTTGCCAAACAAAACTTTGGCAATCTTGCTTACGCTGCCGCACCAATTGCAGCAGGCTTGATGGTTCCCACAACCACAAAACTGCCTGACCCAAAAGACACTGGTCGTATCCGCCAGATGGCTTTTAACATTAACCCAGATACGGGCAGGCCCGACCCCCTGTACGGCATGCGTGAAATGACGCCTGTCAAAACCAGTGAGTTTGGAAACAAAACATTCCAAGGTCAGCGCAATCTGTTTTACCAACAGAATCCAAACCCGTATGAACTTGGCGTGGGTTCTTTAAACCAACCACCACAGCAACAAACAACTCCTATGGCTGAAGGCGGTATTGTGGCTTTGGCTGGTGGTGGCGACGCCGCCCTTGCCGCGTATCAAGCAGGAAACTACGGAGAGGCTAGCCGATTACTTGCCGAAGCTGGTATGAGTGCGCAAGACGTTGTAAGCAAATATGGTTTGAGTCAAGCCGATGCCGCAGCCGTAGCACAAAATCTAGGTTATACAGGCAATATGAGTGGGCTTACGTATGCCGCCGCGCCCCCCGCAGCCCAAGTTGCAACAACTGCTACAACAACCGCGCCGGTAACCCAAGCGGATACTACAACAACCGCGCCGGTGGTTCAAGCCGCCACTGCAGCCCCTACGTACACGCAATACACTAACGAGCAAATTGGTAGCTATTTAGCAGCAAACCCAACCGCAGACATTACCGCAGCAACCAAGGCTACAAACGCTGACCCCGCCGCAGTCAATGCGTACATTGCTAGTTTGACCAGTCCGTTTGTCGGTTCTACCCTTGACACTCGCGGTTCTGGCACGCTTGGTATTTACAATCAGTTAACTGCGCAGGGTATTGATCCTGACGAGTACTACAAAGCGGCTTTAGCAAACGACCCCAAGTACGCCGGCTGGTCACTGGCCGACATCAAACGTGGATACAAACTAGATGAAGGAGCGTACGCACTTTCCAAAAAGTTAAGCGGAAACGTTTCCGACAAAGACTGGGTCAAATTCATGGACGAGGGTGGTTACTCCGTGAACGATATGGCGCAAGCGTTTGGTCTTTCTACCAGAGAAGTACAAGCACGTTACGACGCGGCCAAACAAAAAACAGAAACTAAAACACAGCTTACTTGCCCCGCCGGATATCGACCAAATGCAGCAGGCACTGCATGCGAGCTTATACCTGTTGTGATCCCACCGCCGGATCCTTTTGTTAACGTGACTCCTACAGGTTTTTATGGCAACGACACGGGCAACCCACTTACTAGAACTCCCGGTGATATCACTAGAAATCCAGATGGCACAGTCACAGTTCAGCCAAACATTCCCGGTCGTCCAACAGGTGGTTTTCCCGGTATGGAGTCTGTTAGAAATGCGTATACCGCCGGTGGCGGAAGTTTGGGATACACATCTCCAGTACGAAAAGACCCCGAGGCTTACTATAACAAGATGACGGACGACTCGTTGGACGCATACAACTATCTCATGGGCAAGGGTAAAAATTTAACCCAGCGTAAAGCAGAAACAAAAAATAGACCCGTAATGCAGCGGTATGACGAAGCTGTGTTGGGTAGAAAAATGCCAAAACTGGGAGCTAAAACAACAGACAAAGCTACAACGGTTGTAGGAGTACCCGGTAACCCACAATCTTACTTTAACGAAACCGAGTACCTTGCGGCTAACCCCGATGTTGCAGCCGAGTTGAAATCAGGCAAGTCTAACTTTACGTCTGCATACGAGCACTACTTGATGTACGGTAAAAGAGAAGGCCGCAAGTTTGCTGGCGACTACGAAGGCTATTTAACTGCCGCAGCTTTGGCTAGCGCGGCTGGTGCAGGCGGTGGTGGAGACGGGCCAACAGGCCCATCAGGTAATACGGGGAACACTATTTCTGGATTTAATCCGGCGCCACCTGATACGTCTATACCGGAAAGTTTTGGGCTTGGCCCTGCAAGCACTGACGGAAATACGGGCTCCACCACAGGTACAGTAGGCGGGTCGGTCGCCAGCGCAAATGGCGGTTTACTTCCCCGTGGCTACGCCATGGGCGGCGGTCTTGGCTCGTTGGGTTCTTACTCAGATGGCGGTCGTTTACTCAAAGGCCCCGGTGATGGCGTGTCTGATAGCATCCCTGCAACGATTGGGCGCAACCGTCAACCCGCACGCCTTGCCGATGGTGAGTTTGTAATCCCTGCGCGTATCGTGTCTGAGTTGGGTAATGGCTCAACTGAAGCCGGAGCCAAAAAACTTTACGCCATGATGGATCGTGTGCAACGTGCACGCGGTAAGACCACAGGCAAAAACAAAGTAGCGGCCAATAGCCGTTCTGATAAATATCTTCCCGCTTAAGGAATAGATCATGGCTACAGCCGCAGTAAAACCAACACAGTATCAAGAATCGAGTATAGGCTTCGCAGAGGACATTGCTCCCTTTGCAAGAAAACTGCTAGGTACGGCAGAGCTTTACACTGATCTCGAGGAAAACCCCTACATGCAGTACATGAGGGATCGTCAAGCGCAGTTCACGCCTTTGCAGCAACAGTCGTTTGAGAACGCAGGGCTGATGCAGACTGCCCCCCAGTTGGGCGACGCTACCGCTATGGCGGGTTTGGCCGGTCTTGGCGCACTCAATACGCAGTACACATTTAACCCATACCAAGCACAGCAATTTACGGGAACAAACACGCTGCCCGGATACGACGCACAAGGTAAGTTTCAGCCCGGCACGGGCTCAGTTGGCCAGTACATGTCTCCGTACATGGACACGGTTGTTGCAAGACAGCAATCAGACGCACAGCGGCAGGGGGAAATTGCCCGCCAAATGCAAAATGCCCAAGCTGCTCGTTCCGGTGCTTTTGGTGGTAGCGGCAATCTTCTTGCCAATAACCAACTCAACGCTTCTTTAATGCGTCAAAAAGGCGACATTCAAGCCAAGGGACTTCAAGACGCCTACCAACAAGCCATGGGGCAGTTCAACCAATCCCAAGCGCAGAACTTGGCTGGACAACAATTAAACGCACAGCAACAACAGTTTGGCGCAGGTCTTGGACTACAAGGTTTGCAGACAGCCATGACAGGCGCTAAGTCTTTGGCTGATATTGGACAGACACAGTACGGCCAGAACCTTGGACTCTTGGATGTTCAAAATCGTTTCGGTGCTCAGCAACAACAGCAAATGCAGAACGCTTTGAACACTGAGTACCAAGACTTTTTGAACTACCAGAACTACCCATACAAACAGATGGGCTTCATGTCTGACATGATTCGTGGTTTGCCTATGTCGCAGCTATCTTCTACGATGTACCAGCAACCCCCATCAATGGTTCAACAGGTAGCAGGTTTGGGTATTACAGGTAAAGCACTGGGTGCGTTTGCTGAAGGTGGTTCTGTTGACGACCGCCCTGCTGGTCTGGCTGAGTTAGCTATCTATAACATGGGTTGAAGAATATGATTAACGTAAACCAAATCACATCTACCCTGCGGGGCTTGCCAGACCCAGCGTTACAGCAGTACGCCATGATGCACAAGGGCGACCCATATATCCTGTCTTTGGCTGTGTCTGAAAGCAATCAACGCAAACAGATGCGCATGGCGGCGCAAGCTAAAGCCGCTGGGCAAGAGATGCCTAAAGTAGCCGACGCTGCGGTTGCTAGTATGGGCGCACAGCCTGTAATGACTGAATATGGTGGCCAGTTGCAAACAGGCTCTGGCGGTCGTGTACAGACCGAACTTCCAGAAGACCAAGGTATAGCTCGTATCCCCACGCCTAATATGCGGGGTATGGCTGACGGCGGCATTGCAGGCTACGAAGACGATGAAGAAGGTATGGCCACTGGCGGTATGGGCGGCATGTTTAACTTTGCCCAGCAAAGCGAGCCTGTAATGCGCATGTCTGGCGGCGGTGTTCCCGGCTACGCAAAAGGCGATAAAGTGGTGGACTACCGACAAGCCATCATTGATGAAGCGCAAATGCAAGGCGTTCCCGCAGCAGTGGCGTTACAGATTTCTGGTGTTGAAAGTAACTTTGACCCCAAGGCAAAACCAATTGATCCTAAAACTGGCAAGCCCCGTTCATCTGCTACAAGTTTCTTCCAAGTGATAGATGAAACGTTTAAAGGTTTGGGCGGTGATCCTAAGAAACGTACCGATCCTATGGAAAACATTCGGGTTGGCGTAAAAGCACTTGCTCAGAACCAAGCCGCGTTGACTAAACAACTTGGCCGTGCACCCAAAGCTTCTGAGTTATACACGACACATTTCTTAGGTACGCCTACAGGAGCAAAACTTTTATCTGCTGACCCTAGCACGCCTATTGGTGCGTTCTTAGATAAAGCCGATCCTAAAAATAAAGACAAGATTCTTACGGCTAATCCAGAAGTGCTAGGTGGTAAAAAGACTGTTGGTGATGTGCTTGCTTGGGCGCAAAAGAAGATGGCGCCAGTATTGACATCGGCTATACCAATTGGGTCAGCACAAGCCGAACAGGTTCTTCCAGCTAAGCCTGCACCCGCACAGGCACAAGCAGCCCCTACATTGCCCGAAGGGTTGACCGAAAAAGAAATCGAAGCGTTGAGCAAACCCGCGTTTTTAACGCCGTCTTCTGGCAAAGGCCGTAAAGAAGGCAAGCTGTCCGAAGTTATCAAGTCTGGCGAAGCTCCTCGTCAAATGGCGTTGGGTATTAGCGACTTGCCTTACAACCTTGCTGGTGCGCCTGTTGATATTTCAACGGCAGTCATGCGTCCGTTCGGTTATAAGAACCCCGAGCCTGCGCTTGGCAGCGCTCATTTGAAGCGTTTGGGCACAGAATATTTAGGCCGTGAGGCAGAGTCAACAGACCCCACACTGCGCGGTTTTCGTACTGCTGGTGAGTTGGGTAGTATGGTTGTTGATCCGATGTCTGCAACCCGTAAAGTTGCACAGACCGCTGAAGGTCTGGAAGCGCTTGCGCTTGCACAGAGAGCTAAAGCAAATGCGGCAGAAGCCGTTGTCGCACAGCCGGTCAAGAGACGTATCGAGATGGCTCCAAAAGAACCTCCTGTTATGGTTGTGGATGAGCAAGGGCGGGCTATGCCAGCCGGCACGCGTGCCAGTGTTCAACAAGGTTTGGCTGACGAAGCCGCTGTGGGTACGGAAGCTGCAAGAGCGGCCCAGTTGGAAAAACAAGCCGCCGCTTATCCCGGTGCTGCCCAACGAGCAGAAATGCTTCAAAAAGCAGAAATGGCCGATAGAGTCCGTGGTGCAGGTTTGGCCGCTAAAGTTGGTGATGCTGAAACCATGCGCAATCTTGGTATCACAACCACAACCCCCTCCTACGACCCCAACAAAATGGAGCCTGTGCGCCCCGATGAGTTTGGTACAGTCGAAGACAAAAAAGCTATTGTTGAAGCCGCCAAAGATGTCACCCCCGCCAAGGAGCGTAAGGGCTTTGGAGATGACGACCTGCTGATGTTGGGTCTGAGCCTGATGGCTAACAAGTCACCAAACTTTATGACTGCTTTGGGCGAAGCTGGTATCCAGACCCTAGGCGCTAAACGTGAGCGTGAGAAGGGTGATACTGAGAAATTGTACCGCGATGCTTTGATTGAGCAGGCTAAACGCCCATCAAACGAAGTCCAGTTGATTGAGAAATACCGTGACGATCCTAAGTTTGCGGAAGCTTACGACAAGTTTGTGCAGTCTAAGCGTGACCCCCAGTCTCGTGAAGCATTGATGAAATCTTGGAGTAACAGCATTTATTTGCAAAGCCAGTACCCAAATTTCGAAGACTACATTAAAATGGTGCTACCTGCCGGTGGCAGTGGAGCTTTGGGCTCACAATTAAACGCATCAGATCAAAGTCTGATACAAAAATACCTCAGGTAACAAGCATGGAACTCAGCCAAGTACTTCAAGCCCTTCGTAATGCGGATGCAGCAGGAGATACGGAGGCGGCGAAAAGACTGGCTGAGATTGCAAATGGCATGATTCAGCGTCAGCAGGCAAGACCTGCTACGCCAGAGGCTAAGCCTGAGTCTGGTTTTATGCCAGCATTGTCTTCTGGTATTGAGCGTTTTAAAGGCGATATTGCTGGTTTAGCAGGTCGTGTGGGCATCACGGATGTTGATGAGGCTGCAGCATATCAACGTGCTCAACAAGAAAAAGCTGGCAAGATTTTTCAGCCTACAGAAAAAGGCTTCACTGAAGCGCCCCTTACAAAGATTGGCGAACTGCTTGGCGGTTCTATCCCCTATATGGTTGCCCCTGTGGTGGCCGGCGGAGCCGCAGCCCTTGCCGCTCCCGGAGCCGCTGTTGCTGGTATTGGGGCCGCAGCCCTTGCGCGTACTGGCGTAAGTGCTTTACAGTTTGCTGGCTCAAACCTTTCGCGCCAAGTAGACACCGGCGTTTCTTTAGCGGACACAAATTTAGCGGCTGCTGCAGGCACAGCTATTCCGCAAGCATTGCTTGATAGCTTTGCGTTGGGCTTGATTCCCGGTGTTCGCAAACTTGCAGGTGTGGCAGGTGAAAAACTAACAGTAGAACAAGCTAGAGCAATTGCTAAACAAGGATTAGGGAAAACCATACAAGACTACGCCCTGACCACAGGCAAGGTCATGGGCGCTGAAGGTTTGACTGAAGCAGGCCAGCAGGTTCTTGAACGTTTGCAAGCGGGGTTAAAATTAGACGATGAAGAAGCCCGTCAAGAGTATTTTGACAGCTTCCTTGGCGGTGCTGTATTGGGCGGTGTACTTGCGCCTGCTGGTCGGTATGTTGAGCGTAGCGGCATTCAGAAACAAGCCAAAATTGCAGACATCCAAGACCGCGTTAAAGCCGCGGCGGAAAAGGCAAAAGCCAAGGCACAGCCAGCGGAAGTCGAAGGTGAAATCCCTGCGGAAGCGCTTGAGCCTGCCATGTTGCAATTGCCTGCGCCAGTGCCGGGAGCGCCTACGTTCCAACCACAAGAGCCCACACCCCCAGCGCCTGTCACAGAGACAGTTCGCCCCGGCGCGGTCATGGGTACTTTAGATACGACTAAACCCCCTTCTGCTCAACAGTTTGATCTCACTCGTGCCATGGAAGAGCACGATAACTTGCGCAAACAGTTCAGTGACATAGAAGACCAGATAGTCAAGGCAACTCCTGATGAGTTTACTAAACTGCACCCTGTGTATGTAAACACAAAGACCAAGCTTGACCAGCTAGGCGCTCAGATCAATACGGCTGGGGGCGTTGCTTCCAGTGAGGTGGACTTTGAAAAACAGGCCGGACAGACCCTGACAAAACTGACAAAACAGTTTGAGGACGCCAAACAAAAAGGCGACATGGAGAAGGCCAACAAGCTTGCGTTGGCTATTAAGGACGCTACCGCCGATTTTGAAAACCGCCGTGGTGCACTGGCGGCAAAGGCAGAAGGTCAAGCTAAGCGTGGTGAGACACGCGATCTGTTTACCGAAGAACCAGAGCAACCCGCTGGCGAGAAACTGCGGTATGAGAACTACAAGAAACAACCTGTCAGTACCGGCATAGCGGCATCCAAAGAAGAAGCCATGGGCGTAGGCGAGAAGAAGCCTACCAAGTCTGAAGTCATCAGCGAAGAAGCCATCATGGGCGCCCAGAAGAAACTGGACGCAGCCAACGCAGCCCTGCCTGCCCTGACAAAAGCCAAAGATCAAGCTGGGATTGATGCCAAGACCAGAGAAATTAACGAACTTGAGGCAGAACTTAACCGCTTGCATATTGGCCGGCGGCCAAAACTTGCCGCTGATGACATCTTCAGCAAGCAAAACGTCATGCGTACGGCTATTAACCAAGGCGACTTTGAGACAGTTCTCGAAGTGGCAGAGCCCGTTACGGAAGAAGTTCGAGCAGGAAGAAAGCAAGCGTCAGAAGCAGAACGCACAGTTCGTGAGAACTTGACTAAATCCTTGGATGAGCGCTTAAACTTGGCCGGTACAAAGCGTACTCGTGTCGCTGACGAAGATACTTACCAGCGCACAATGGATGAGATTGAGGCGCTTGCGCGTCACGTTGAGTTTCCCCAAGGCAATGCCAAGAAGTCTGTGCTCCAGATGTTACAGGACATTACAGACGAGCATGCGCGTCTGAGCGCAAGGCTTGAGTCTGGTATTGCTGAACCCACCCTAAGAGAAAAGACTGCGGCACTTCAGGCTAAATTAGGTAAGGGCGAAGCCCCCGCAGCCAACCGCCAGATGGACGCAAGTGAGCGCCATAACGTGCGCCGTAAACTGGATTCGTTGGTAAAACGCTACAACGCTTTGGAAACCAGCAAGGTTGCCCCGTACCGCGAAAAGATTTATTCCTTGTACAACGGCATGTTCAAGACAGAACCTGCCCAAACATCAGACCAACTTAAAGCGGCAAAAGCTGCCGAGTCTGCACGTCAAGTCGAGTCTACAAAGAAACGCGCCACCCCTGAAAAAGAGGGAGAAAAAGGCAAAGCCACAGGCGCAAGAGTAAGCCGTGCCACAACTACAGCCAAGCGTGTTAATGCCGGAGACTTACGCAAAGAAGCCATGAAGACAGCAGAACTGTCTCAATTGGCGCGGGAGTTGGGAGAAAAGACACCTGAGTACCAAGCCTATGCTGCCGACACCGCCAAGCGCCTAGGTAAGCTAATTGACAAGTACGGCAAAGACGACAAAGCCGTTAACGCATACCGCATCGAGGTTTCAACCGAGCGTCCTATGAAAGCGGAAGAGCTTGGCCGTAAGTCGCCTGAGTACAAGAAAGCTTTGGATGCGCAGGCTAAGAAGCTTAGAGAAGCCGTTGCGCCCACTGGCGAGATTAAGGTTCAGTCCAAACGCACACCGCAGGTTACCCGTAAAGCATCGGGTGCTCCCGGCCAGTTCCGCACTTCCACAGAAGAAAGTAAGGCCGAGACAGAGCAACGCGTCCAGCGCTACAACCGCCTTAAAGGGATTAAGAAAGACTTTGACGAGGGTATTGCGTCTGAGAGAGAACTGCCAGCCCGTGGCGTAGAGGGCGTAACCCCTGACCTGACGGAAGCCCAAGTCACTGCGCTTGAGAACAACGATGTTCGCAAAGCCTTGAATGACATGGCCAAGGATCCCCGCACAAGCAAGCTAAACAGCATCGTGGCAACACGTTTGGCAGCTATTCTTGATACAACTCAAGTTGTTTTGAAAGACCAAGTCTTTGACAACGAAGGCAACCCTGTGTTTGGTGCAGCCAACATCAAGGGCAACCGCATCACACTGAGCCGAGATGGTGGCCTGTCACAAGAGATTTTGTTACACGAAGGTACACACATTGGTGCTGAGCGTGTGATTCTCCAGTACGAGACTGATCCATCTAAGCTGACCGAGATTCAGCGCGTAGCTGTACGCGAGTTGATGGCCATCCATGCCGCAGTCAAAAACGATCCACGCATTACCAGCACCAACGCCAAGGGCAGTCTGTCTGAGTTTGTGGCCGAGATCATGTCCAACCGCGTCTTGCAAGAGCAGATGCGCACCAAGCGCTGGAGAATGTCTGACGCATGGAACGGCTTTAAGAGCGTCATCCTACGCATGTTGGGTATTGATAGTCCAGAGACAATGTTGGGCGCCGCTCTCCAGTCTGTCGATGCTATTTTGGTTCCTGCCAGTGCCAAGGTTGAGGCTAAAGCCCCTGCCAAACGTAAGCTGGCGCAGAAGGACATAGCGGCACTCTATACCGGCAGTAACTCAATGAAACAGTTTGCCGAACAGTTCGGCCCTGACATCAAGCAGAAAGACCGCACAGTACAAGACGCAGAGCGTATCGGCACTGAGTACATGGACAAGATGTACAACGACCCTTATGAGTACGTACAGAGGGCAGACCCAGACAAGCTTGACTATACGTCTGCAACCATTATGTCTGACGGCAAGAAGTTTGACCCTGACAATGCTCTGCACTATGTTGAAGCTGACGCGGCGGTGTTTGCTAACTTGAAGGCACAGGAAGACTGGGATTTGCGTGACAGAGAAGCCGTGGCAATTAACCGTCAACGTCAGAAAGACTTGAAGTCTTTAATTAGAAATTTAATGGATGAGCCGTTCTATACCACTGTTGAACAAGCATTGGTGGCAAGAGCCGCCGCTAAATACGCTGTGTTGTCCGACAAAACGGGTCGTTTAAAACTTGCAAACATTGAAGCCAACAATCGTCACAATATTGCTGTGGTAAGCGCGGACGATGCAGGGTTTGTTATTCAAGAACTGCGTGCAGGCAAAGGTCTGAAGCAAGCTTTCCTTGATGGCATGCAAAAGAACGCTGACGAGAACGCCAAGAAAAACGGCAACAAAAATGGTTGGCAAAAATTTGTACAGTCTAAAGACGAGAAAGATGCGATTGCGCTTAACGCGGGTGCTGCCGGAACTCCTTGGTGTACAGGCGCTAGCGTAAGCACGGCACGCGGACAAATTGAACGCGGCGATTTCTATATCTACTATGAAAATGGCAAGCCTGAAGTTGCTGTACGCATGGACGACTCCGACAGAATCGGCGAAATCCGAGGCAACTCACCTAACCAAGCGCTGAACAAAACACAGCAAAGCATTGCGTTTAAGTTTTTGCAAAGCAACAATTTTACTAACACAAACGACTACACAGACGAGTTTGAACGCAAACAACTGTTAACGGACGTAATGAGCGGCGCACGTGTGGTGGAGCCCCGAGATATAGCAACGTCTAAAACATGGGATGCGCTTAATGCCGACGGTGATTTTGATAAGTACAGAGTCAAGCGTTTACTCAACTTTAGAGTTGTAGATGGCTACGGCGGGCGCCCCGATCCGTCGGACAAAGTTGTTGAAGATTTAAAAGCTAAACTAATACCGACATACGAAAACGCATACAAGCAAGGGTATTTTATTGGTGGTTCAATTGACACTGACGACAAAAAACACACGTTTAAACTTTTTGGCAAAGACTATGAAGTTACCAACGACGAAATAAGATCTGCGGGGGAACTTCGCGGGTACGCTTCAATGCGCAGAAAGACAGAAAAAGTAATAATTACTTTTCCTAATTTAGAGTTTATTAACCGCATTACTACAAACAACGATGTAGTACTTGAGTTGCCAAAACTGCAAATGGTTCCTGACATTGTTGCTTTTGGCGGCAAAGATTTAGAAAAAAATACTGTTCAAGCAGAAGTTCATTTACCACCAAACAGTGTTGTGGGAACTGTACGTGCGTTTGGGCTAGAGCTTTCCAAGTTGAAAATTACTGGCGCCAAGCAAGTCATGCTTGCTAAGACATACAATAATTTTAACGGTTTAGAGCTTGACGTGCCAGACGCGCTGTATGTGTTTGAAGAGAAATACCCGCTTGCAGGACAGTTTTCCGACAACTTTAGATTAAACATTAAAAACGAATTAAAAGATTACGTCAAAGAAAAAACAGGCGCGGATGCAGATACTACAACGTGGGGGGAGCCGCTTGGTGACCTACCCCCCAAAATGCAAAAACTGTACGACGAGTTTTTTGATTCGTTTGGGCAACGCGTTGACAAAGGAATAAAACGCGATCCGGGTTATATGAGCCTTATGGAAGAAGTGTACGAGTCAATAGCTGTAGAAAATAAAGACGGCACTGTTAATGACTATATTGATTTGATAAGCACACTGGCGTTTAACAATAAGGTTAAGATTAACGCACCAACGTTTATGCCTGCCGCAACATACGGCACCCCGCTTTCTGATGCAAACGCTTTGGAATTGGCCGCGCACATTAACACGCTTTTGCCCAAACATCGTCAAGTTGGCGTAACACCCGGATCAGTCATTGCCCCTAAGAAAATTGCTGAAGCACCGCCTGTACAGGCGTTGACTGAGACAGACGACCCAATTCGCTACGCCCCCAAGCCTAGTGCGCCGGGCTATGAAGATGCGTTAGATACAAGTAATAAGATCATTGCTACGCCTAAGACAATCCGTCAACGGGTTGAGGCTAACCTTGGTTTGGCGTTCCGCACCCAAGTGCTTGACCGCTTGGCTCCGCTTGAGAAGGTGGCCAATGAGATGCTTGAGCCCCTGAAGGGCATGCAAATGATGTACTACTTGCGTATGTACGATCAGCGTATGTCTTACACACAACAGGCCGTTGGCGTTGGTGTGCCCCAACGTGTGGCCAAGAAGCGTGAAGATGGCCAGACCGAGTACGTCATCGAGAGCGTTGAAGGCCCAAGTTTGGCAAGCGTTGTTGGTATCCTCAAAGATACGCCCAACATGAACGCTGAAGCGGCTAACCGCCTATTCACCATGTATTTGCTAGGCAAACGTGCCGAGCGTGTGGGCTATGACAAGCTGAACTTTAAAGTATCAGAGGCAGAGCTTCGCGCTGTGGTTAAGAAGATTGATGGTGACGATGCCGTACGGGATGTCTTTACTAAAGCCCGTGATGAGTACAACTCTTACAACAAAGGCTTGATGCAGTTGGCCATTGACTGCGGTGCAATCACCCCAGAAGAAGGCGCTCGTCTGTCTGCCAGCAACGACTACATCCCGTACTACCGCGAACAAAACGGTAACGCTGTGTTGGTCATTGGCGGTGAAGGTATTGTGAAGATTGGTAACTTGCGTGAGCAACCCTACTTGAAAGAACTGATTGGCGGTGAAGACAAGGTGCTGGACTTTATGACCAGTTCTGTCCAGAACACCTCGATGCTGATTGACATGTCTTTGCGCAACCTTGCCGCTAAGAACGCCATGTACGAGTTGGTTGGCTTGAAGCTGGCTAACTTCCTTGGCGCGCCTACAGCCGGCAAGGACATCGTGACGTTCAAAGACAAGGGCGTTGAGAAGTACGTGCAAGTGGCAACCAACGAGATTGGCATCCCGTCTGATCTGTTGGTCAAAGGCATGGAAGGTATTCCGCTTAACAACACAGGGCTGGTGGCTGCCATGGGCATGCCTGCTACGTTCTTGCGTAGAGCCGTTACGATGTCTCCGCTGTATGCGTTCCGTCAGCTAGTACGAGATTCTGTAGCGGCTCCGCTGTTGTCAGGCGCTAACTTTACCCCTGTCATGGGTGCAATCAAAGAACTTGGCGCATCAGCTACAAAGACCACGCTTGAGCGCAGGGGCATCACAGGCGGGCAAATCTTTGTGGGCACAAACGAAGACCTGACCAAAATCTTGCGTGACTTGCAGTCCGGTAAAACACTTAACTGGTCAACTCTGATTAGTAAGGCCGAAGGCTTGTCAATGGAAGCAGACGCGGCTACTCGACGCGCTCAGTACAACAGCTACCTTGAGCAAGGTCTGTCTGAGATGGAAGCTACGCTGATGTCTCTGGAGTCCATGAACTTTAACCGCCGCGGTGTGTCGTCTGGCGTAGCGTTGGCCTCCAGATTGATTCCCTTCTTCAATGCCCAGTTGCAGGGCTTGGACGTTTTGTATCGGGCGTTTCGTGGCAAGATGCCCATGGACGAGCGTTTGCAAATCCAAAGCAAATTGCTGCAACGCGGTTCATTGCTGGCACTCACAGCCGTTGCGTACACCTTGCTCATGCAGGACGACGAGACTTACAAGAACGCCAACCCTGATGAGAAGTACGGTAACTTCTTTATGCACGTGCCCGGTATGGAAGGCGCACTGCGTATCCCCATTCCGTTTGAGGTGGGCTATATCTTTAAAGGTATCCCCGAGGCGCTCATCAATACCATGCGCTCAGAGCAAGGCGGCGAAGAAGCGTTCAAGGCGTTCAAGTCTATTGCACTTCAGACTATTCCGGGCGGCACATCGTTGTTTCTGCCTCAAGCCTTCAAACCGTTTGTCGAGAACGTGTCCGGCTATTCGTTCTTTACAGGGCGCCAGCTTGAGTCCGCCAAAGAGCAGATGCTCGAACCTGCGTACCGCTATCGCGACAGCACCACAGAGATAGCCAAAGGCATCGGTAAGATGTTTGATGTCTCGCCTATCAAGGTCGAGAATCTTGTGCGTGGGTACACAGGCGGCATGGGCTTGGCGTTCTTGCAGGCGCTCAGTTTGGCGGTTCCAGTCAAGGGCGGTACGCCCGAGCAAGCCGCTAAACGTCTGTCTGATTTGCCAGTTGTTGGTGGGCTGTTTCAACCCGAAGACGCAGGCGGCAGGATCAACGCCATGTACGAGCACATAAAAGAAGCCCGTCAGGTGCAGAAGACCTTTGAGGACTTAGTCAAGGACGGTAAACGTGCAGAAGCCAAAGAGTACTTGCAAAAGAACATCGGCACGTTTGCGCAGGCTACGATGGCGGGCAACGTAGCTCAGCAGATGAACATGTTGTCTCAGGCAGAAACGGCCATCAAAGCGTCTGACATGCCCTCAGAGAAGAAACGTGAGGAGCTTGATAAGATTCGTCAGATCAAAATCAAGGTTGCGACTTTGGTGCGGGAGACTTTCGATAAAACCAAACCCCAGTAAAGCCGTTATGGATGCCTGTGGTAGCACGGGCATCCAGTATTCTCAGCAACACGGCCTTCTTCAAACCTAGTTCACGCACGACTTCCGTATCAAGGCAGGGGACAAAGAACCCCTGACCCTTTTCAACTTTCGTCCACGGGAACTGGATTGAGGATGTCTTCATTTAAATCTTCAACTCGCCTTCTGATCTTCATTACCGCTACACGCATCTGGGGGCCTTTGGTCTTGGCCATCATGTCTTTCTTGACATACTCAACCTGAAACTGATCTTCAAGCTGGCGCTTAAAGGAAGTGTAGCCAAAGCTCATGGATGCGCAATAGGACTTGAGCAGTTGCTCCTCGATAAAGTAGTCGATGTACTTGGGCGTTAGCTCATGCTCGACACGGCCTAGCACCTTGTTACGGGTGATGGAGATGTCGATCTCCTTGCCGCTACCCAGTTCTGCCATCAAGCCGCCAGTGCTAGGACGAATCACCACAAAGCTGCCATAGCTGTCACGGGTATAGGCGTTCAGCACATCTTCAGCCGTGCGCACACTGCTCTTCATGCTAGCCCTCATGTTTTCCACAACCTTTTTGAAAGCGTTGATGATGGGGCGGTAGGGTATCTCGATCACGCCAAGCTCTTTAAACGCTTTCAAGCCGCAGACGGTAGCACCGATACCCGCCATCCAGAAACGCTCGTCATTGGTGGCATTGAACTCTTTGTACATGGCAGTCACGGCACTGCTGACCATCTCAGGGAAGGTAGCCGCATTGTCGGCAAGGTACTGCGCCAAGGCAAAGCCTGCTACGCCATAGTTGTGCTGAAGCGATTTGATGATCTCAATCTCATGGGGTTCCCAAGTCAACTCGTCCTCAAGCACAAACTCTAGTAAGCGGCGCAGTTCACCCTCGGATGAGTGGTTGCGTCCACCCGTTAGGTAGTCCACGATGTGGGTGTTAGACGACATGATGGCGTTGGTCATCCATGTGGACAGGTTCAAGCGCTCTTTGTTGGAGCCAGACTCCATACGCTCTTTGCCACGGCCTTCAGTCATATCCAACAGGAACTCAGGCAACCACTCAAAGTCCTTGCGGTTCTTGGCGGTGATCTCGTCGGTGATGAGTGGGTGGCTGTTGAGCAGACCGAGACGTTGTTGCATGGCCACAGGAGATGTGCTCTTGCCTGTGCGGTAGTGCGTTGGGTGTCCCCATACTGAAGCGGCGGCTTCCAGAGACAGAGATTTACCCGTGCCAGACTCGGTACTAGCGCAGTGGTACGTCATGCCGTAAATACCAGTGAAGCGCATGAAAGGCGCTCCAGCACCGACAAGCAAAATGGCCAAGTGATTCCACATCTTCTTAGCGATCAGCATGTTGACGAAGGCTCGCCAGTTGTCTATCGATCCCTTGGGTTCGGTGTTGACTGTAATGTTCTCAAGACCGGGCATCGGCACTTTGATTGGCGGTACACCCTTAGAGAAGATACGCCCTGCATAGACGTACGTATTGTCTGCTTGCCAGCCGTAGCTGTCGGGAACCTTAACGGCTACCTTGTTTGTACTAGATTCTTCCACGCATGCCCTCACATATTCAAATAAGTTTTTGTCATTGTTTGATCCAAATGCTGCAACCACGTTCTGGCTTGCCAGCGCCTTAACTGTTTCATCCTTACTAACCACAGCCTTTTGCGGCATCACTACATTCACAGCGCCTTCAGGTTTGAGCGCAATCATGTGCACTGTGTGATCACCGTTGCTGTTGAGGATGTCCACCACGAATAACTCGTAGGGCAACAGCATCACCTGCTTTTTAGTTTTAGCTCCATCAGCGTCCTCGACTGTGCGCTCCATGAAGATGCCCCCGTTCGTGCCGTAGGCGTACCCCCGTGGCGGTGTTGGGCGCATGACCTTGATGGTCTCTTTGGCTGTGGCACTGCTCTCGCTCTGCACAGCGACTTCGATTTCTTTCTCCTCGATCTCCACCGATGTCTCACGCCCTAGTAGCAGAGGGTTGGTGATCTTGCCCCAGTGTGTACATGATGGGCATATACCGGGGTTCTCGGAGTCCATCTTGATGCAAGGGTATGGGCCTTTGATGCTTTGCAGCTTCTGGTTCATACGCTCTGGCTCGTATGGGTGCATCTGACTGAGCCACACTGCCGCCTTGTTGCCATCCTCACAGACTTTCGTCCATGACAGCAAGCCTCTCCAAATTGGCTCCATGCCTTCTTCGGTTGCGTGTTCAACGTAGTGCGCAAGCTGGTTGCAGCCCTTTGCGTTTTGCGTGGCCAGCCAAATTGGTTTGAACTTGGTCACGCTGTTTTCAAAGAGTTTGACACTGGTTGTTGACACAGGGGCGGCAGAGGGGCGAGTACCCGCCAACTCTAGCTTCGGCACGGCCTGCGTCTCGTACACAGAGCCCACAAGCTTGTCACGAATCAACTCGGCCAGTATGTCGAAGCTAAAGATGTCACCCTCAGACAGTATGCGCACAGGGCGCGGTGTTGCGTACTTCTTCTTGAAGTTGGTAGTGCCGGGCACACGCAAGACGCGGGCGGCATCTGCCGTCACAGTCATGTCGATAGCCAAGCTCTCCTGTTTGCACAGGCGTTTGAAGTTCTCGGCCACAGGCTTCCAAGACTCGATAGGCACAGCCTCAGTCAGTGGCCAGTAGCAGTGCAAGCCGCCACCAGAACCCACCACATAGGGCGTACCCAAGGCATCTAAGCCCGTCTTCTCCAAGAACGCATTAAGCGCAAGGGCGGCATCTTTCTTCGATGCGTACCCGTCCATGTCAATGAACAGGGCTTTTACGAACCTTGCGTTTACGGCTTGTCGGTTGTCTTCCGTGCCAAAGGTAGCCAAGGCAAAGTAAACATCCAGTTTGCTGTCGTGCCAACCTTTAATTGGCACTGTTGTCTGATCGAGCGCGTCAACAAACACATGCTCTTTCGTCCTAGTAAGTTCTGCTACGCAATACCGACCAAATTCTGGCGGCGGCAGAACAACCGCTAAAAACTCAAGCGGAGTCATTTAAGTCCTTGCGGTCAGAAGAGTTCGAGTTGTCGTGCGTCTGTAGTGGCGGGGCGTTCCATGACTGGGTAACCCGCAAGGCGGCTGAGTAACTCCCTCTGCCAGTTCTTGGGCAAGCCTTCAGGCGTGTGCACCATGTCTTCGGCGAATCGAATCAGTTCTTGCGTGGTGAGGGATTGAGGTTGTATTCCGTACATATTTTTCTCCATGCCTCTTCTGCTGAGTGAGAGGTCTTCATTATGTGAGTTAAGAATTCGACGCGGTCACGATAGGCCACAAACACTTCCGTGCCTGTAAACCAGTTGTAGACAGTCTGTCGAGAGACGCCAAGCGCATAGGCAATCTTCGTGACCGGAAAGTCATGGTGGATCGCCCAACGCCCAAGCTGGTTGCCCAGAGACTTGGGTGTCTTCGCTACTTCGTCAATGATTTTTTGTGAGTAGGCCATGTGTATAGGTGGGGGTACTAACTGCTCGTCTGCAAGCTAAAAAAGCCTTTGCACAGCGTTCCCCCCGATTTAGTTACTCATCGTCCCAATCAGCAACGATGTCGGCCAGCTTGTTTTTCTTAACTGGGACGGACTCAACCTTGGTTGCGGTTTTGCGCACTTCGGGTTCTTCTTCGGCCTCGACCTCAACGGCCTTGGCTTTCTTGGGCTTGGCGGCTTTGGCACGTTCAGCCGCGATCGCGGCGTCTTCGTCTTCTTCCATCATCTCCCCCATGGGGCGCTTGCCTTCAATAGCCAACGGAGCAGGGGTGCTAACGCCATCAGCGGCGGCAGGGGTAATGGCCACGGCCTTCTCAGCGTCCGTGGACTTGGACTGCTCAACGGCTGTTACGTACTCGTCATTAGTCAACCAACGCACAGGGGCGAAGATCAGCTTGGGTGACTCAGCCTTGGTGTCGAACTTCATACGGGTCACGATGGCATCCAAGTTGACAGGAGGAGTCTGAGCCGCCATGTAACGAGCGTAGGCTTGCAGTGGGCGCTTCTCGCCGTCTTCCTTGCCAAAGATGGATGTAGCAGGCAGTGTGACCTGCAAGACATCACCTGATGGGTTGTTAGCCAAGACCACAGCCAAGCGCTGTTGGTAACGGCAGGCACGGCTTTGACCATTGCCAGACCCAGCGATGTTCTGTGGGCATGTGGTACAGCTTGCGGACTGACGATTCTTCACGCCTGCATCGGGCTTCTCGCCATCAGCAGAGGTGCAGTCAGGGGCGGCTGCAGCCGCGTCTTTGTCGTAGGAGCCCGCGTAGAAGATACGGCTGACCTTGGGAGCCGCCTTGACCACGATCACATCCAAGTGGCGGTCTTCAATCGATGCGATCTCCTTGCCACCAGACAACAGCCGGAACACGCCACCCTTGATGGAGACGCGCTTCATGCCAGCACTGGTGTTAACGCCACCGGCCAAAGCCAAAGTTGTGGCAGAAAGTTCTGCGTTCTTAGCGAAAGCAGGAACGTTTGAGGGATTGAACATTGCAATATTGCTCATTTTGTTTTCCATTTAAGTTGGTTTGCGTACAGAGATGTCGAACTCAGATGTTGAATTCAGACCGGGCGGTACGACCCCGGGGTTTTCTTCCAAAAACTGCGCCATGTTGAGTTGCGCAATTCGCTTTTCTAACAAGTCCACGGCCTCATGCTCGATCATAAATTTCTTGAACGAGTCCCAGTCTTGTGTGTAGTAACGAGTCTTCACGGACATAACTGCCGTGCCCTCGGTAGTGCGTACAGATGTGACCCCCATGGCCTTCATCTGCTCTTTGATCGCATTCTTGATCTCGTCCTGTTGGCCTTTGAGTACTTCAGCTTGTGTGTCGTACGCTTGGGTCAGTTCGGTCATGCGTGTACGTAGCTTGCGGTAGATTTTTACCAGCTTGTCTAACGGTACGGCTTCTTCTTCCATTGCTTCTCCTGTTTAATTATTTGTCTAAGGTTGGACAGTGTACATGTAAATTTAATCGTTGCAATACCCCTTTCAAGATTTAATTTCAGTTTCGAACATATCGGTAAGAAGTGTGTTGTCACTAACTTTACCTTCCAGTACATGGAACATGCGCTTCTCAATCGGGCTACCCTGAATGTGAATCACAGTTACCTTGTCTGAGTCTTGCCCCTTGCGGTCAGCACGGGCACAGCACTGGATGTACTGCTCCACGCTCATGAGTGGCCCATAGAACACCACAGTGTCAGCGGCAGTCAGCGTGATGCCGTGCGCAGATGCCGCGGGTTGCATCACCAATACCCTAGGGTCTGGCTCGGTCTGAAAGCGGTTGATCGTTTGCCCACGCTTGCTTGGTGTGATGTCTCCATGAATACACTCATTGACAATACCCTTCTTGGTGAGGTATCTGCTGATGGTGTCGATGGTGCTTCGGAACAAAGCAAAGATGATGACCTTGCGATCAGTCTCCTCCAATATCTCCTCCAGTACAGCAAGTCTAGGCGCTGAGTCAAACTCAACCACTTCCTTGTCGTCTGTGTAGGCGGCTCCACAACTGATCTGCAAGAGCTTACTCACACCAGCGGCGGCATTGACTGCCGTGATGGTTTCCCCTGCGGCCTGCACAAGCATGCGCTCTTTCAAGAGATCGTAGTACTTCTTCTGCTGTGGTGTCAGGGCTACCTCTCGGGTCATGGTAATCACTGGCGGTAAGTCTAGGCACTGTGCTTTGGTGTAGCGTATTGCGGGTTGCAAGGCTTCGTGTACTCTTTCCTTGGCATCGAGCTTGGCCGCCCACTTGAACATCGTTACCTTGTTCATGACCTGATCGCGCCATGCCGTGAAGAACTTGGGCACACCTTCGGGGTTGACTAATTTTGCCAAGCCGTACGCATCCACAGGCGACTGCGATGCCGGCGTTCCTGTCATCATCCACAGGTAGGTGTTAGGGTTCAGGATCGATGCCAGAGACTTCCAGCGTTTGGTTGTGATGGTCTTGTAGGCGTTGGCCTCGTCCACGATCACAAGATCAAAGCGCCCATCGTTGGCCACCTCTTCGGCAATCAGGTTCAAGCCTTCGTAATTCGTGATTACAATTTCGTAATCTCGCTGAATCATCTCGATGCGCCGACTAGCTTGAGGATGGTGCGCGATAACTGCCGAGCGATGAATGATGCTGTTGTTGATGTCACCCATCCATGCGCTGTGCATGATCGACAGGGGGCACAGGATGAGAACCCTACGCACCTTGCCTAGCTTCATCAGGTAGTCAGCCGCCCACAGTGCTGACAAAGTCTTGCCAGTGCCGGGTTCCGAGAACACAAATGCCCTACGGCACAGCGTCAAGAACGCTGCCGTCTCGATCTGGTGAGCCATGGGCTTGTAACGCCCCGGCCAGTCATAGCGCCTAGTGATAGGCGACGGTACATTTTTAACACCTAGGTTACGCAAGACCCGCGCTTCATCAAGCCCCCAATACACTGCCACATCGTAGCCACCATCCATGCGCTCGATGATCTTGTGTTTGGGTATGACTTTGTATTTGTGCG